CTTGTGGGTCGCGGAGGTGGTTCTAGCTGTCTTTGTCTACTTGGCCGTTAGCAATTGCTTGCTTGATTTCTGTCGCGTGTTCGCGGTAGAAAACAGGATTTTTGATTTCTGACATCTTGAACTTGAAGCCGGTGTTATTAGTAGCGGGGTTCGTTGGAGAACCTACCCTCTTTGTCCCGTTATTATTGTCGGAACTATTGAAAAGGTACGGCTTCGTGTCTTTAAGAGCATTAACAGCTTCTTCAACGCCAGTAACGTTGAGGTTGTCATCAATGGAGATTGCAGATTTGTCGAGAAGTGCGGCGACCGCTTCAGGGTCTACACTACCAAGTTTTGCAGCTACTGCCTCAACCTTTGCATTAAGCGCGGCTGATTTGTATTGCGTGGCTTGGTCGGCGTTCTTCTGTGCCAATTCCTGCCATTTACCTTGCTCTTCGAGTTGTTTACGCTCGGTTTCCTCTTGCTGTTTTTGCAGCGAGTCGGCTTGCTTGGCGCGTTCGTTCAATTGCTTGAAACGACCGCTGCCGTAAATGGCCTGCCATTGTTCGGCTGTTAAATCCTTTTCAGGATCGAAGTTAGAGCCGCCATCATTGTTTTGGTTGCCTGCATTTGCGTTAGCTCCTGCCGCGTTTCCGCCATTTTGATTTTGGTTCTGGTTTGCGCTATCGCCTGCGCCTGCGCTGTTTGCGTTAGCTCCGTCACCGCTTCCGGCTCCGTCACCGCCGCCATTGTTGGCCTGTGTGGTCATGCTTCCCTCGCTTCAGTTTTTTTCGTGGTCTGGCCACGCTCTGCTTGGTTCAATTGTGATTATGGTTTGAGCGTTGTAAGATAGTCAACCATAGCAGGTTTATGAATGAGTGATATAATGTAGAAAATTATAATTAGGAGATTTGGGCTCTATGAAACTCTTTAACAGAACGGCAGCTTTTAATGGTGCATACTTCGGATCGCATCCTGATTTTCCGAAGCCATCCAAGGTATTAGGGTTCAGAATGACCGATAAGGGCATTGTCGTGAACCAAGGCTTTAAGACGCACCCACCGATTGCTTGGGATCAAGTGAAAGGTTTTGACTACACCGGCGACATTACGAATGGTTCCTTTAATGTAACCCTCACTACCGTGAATGGTAGCTTTGAAGTTGAGGTGAGCAGTATACATGTTGGTAGTGCCGGCGATCAGAAGATGTGGGCGGCCAGTAAACGCGATAAGCTCAATAAATGCAAACGCTACGTTTTAGAGCACATCGCTAAACCATAGCCGGAGTTTTCTTGCCAGATGGGAAGAATGCCGGATTGACGCTGTTAAGGCCATGTTTACAGTTAGGGCCAAAGATATGATCACCTGAGCCCTGAGCATCTGCCACGCTTTGGTAGAGTGTATTGTTACCTGAGATTGATAAGATCCGGCCTTCCCATTTGCCGCAGCTATCTGATGCGCCATGCGAGCTCACTTCTACAAGGTCATGGCCAATACTTGTTAGGGCATTCATCATGCCATTATTACGGGCTTCTGCCATCTTAGTGCGTACGAGCATCCTGGCATAGACATCCGGCGACCATCGCTTACCGGCTTTATCAACGAGTGCAGAGATGCCGTTGTGCTCGATGAGGTCAGCGATCTGCTTGCTTATTGCATCAGCACTCTCATTCTTCATGGCTCCCCTAGCAATCATGCGGCGGATATCTAGTGCCTGTATTCGGCTGATCGTCTGATCGGCGCTCCGGGCCATAGCATTGAGCGACGTACCAAAACTGGCGCTCATATCGTCCATGATGGCTTGCACTGATTGATTGTGAAGGTCAAAGATTTCCTGCTTTGGTGAGATGATCTGCTCACTCGATATTGAAATAGATCTGTTCGCAAACTGAGTTAGGGCGATAGCACCCAGAATTACCCCAGCTGCGGCTTTATCGCCAAAGTGAGCTTGCTGACGCGCTGCGTCATGCTGACCTAGAGCATATTGGTTCGGAATTTGCGTAGATATCCAAGCACCGACATCGGCACCTAGTTTTACAAGACGTTGATTTACATCCTGTCGCAACTGGAGTATTTGCGCACGAGATATGATCTTGCCATTAAGCGTAAAAAGGTAATTTTGCAGATCGTTCGTGGCAACAGTGAACAATAGCTCCAACTGGTCGATTGAAGCGTTGTTTACCTCGATGCTCTTGGGAAAGAGTGGAGATGCCATGTAGAGCCCTCCTACTGGTCTGCTTTAGCTGGCTTCGGTGTTGATGGGATTACGACATTGGTAGCAGCAGGGTTTTGCAAGGCCGGTTTGCCGCTTGGCGTCGTCTTTGGCGATTGGCCTGGCACAGCAACATCAGGATTGGCTTCGTCGGGATTTGCACCATTCTTTGATTTGGCGACATTAGTAACTGGAACAGCAATGGTAGGTGTGAGTATCTTTTTCTCTTTTGCAATAGCCTTAACCTTCTCAGCGGCCTGCTCTTCAGTCAAACCATCAATGTTCATAATAGAATCCAGAACAGTTTGGTTGCCAGATGCCAGGCGCAACTCTTCTTCTTGTGCCTGCTCGTAGCTATCCTGTGGAATAGGATCTTTCCATTCAATGGATGGAATCTCAGGAGCACCGGCGTATTTAGTGCCAAGTGCTTCGATGCCATGCTCTGCAGCCAGTAACTGAGCTAGGTAGACAACTTCCTTAAGCCCACGGTCAAAGTAAAGCTTCTTGCGGTTGATCTTGGCGACCGTACGCATCAGTCGGTATTTGAGTGCGCGGCCAGAAGCTGCAGCCCCGGCTTCAAATATACCGAATGCATCCGGTGAAATTTCAGAGAACATGTAGAGTGACTGCATCAGACGATCTACTTCATCAAAAGCAGACTGTAATTGTGCATTCCACACGACGTATTCAGGTTTTGCACCATCTGGGCCAGTCTCAAACAGGTTCAGATGCTCGCGGCGCACATGGCCTTCTTCGTCGAGTACGCCTTCCGGAATAGCTAGGATAGGGTCAGAGTGTTTGTCGAGGATGTTATCGATCTTGCTCATACGGTTGTTGATGGCATAGAAAAGCGTAGTTAGATCTTGGTAATCATCATTGCCAAAGTAGGTACGGCCGTCCTTCCAGTTTGGAACATGCACGAGCAATAGGCGATTGACGCCGGTTGCCTCTTCTTCTTGCAGATCAGGATCATCAAGCATTTCGAGCGGTACCTGATGCATGATTTCAGTACCATTAAGCTTCCAAAGCTCATTGTGAATGTAGCCGGGCGTGTGAATCTCTTTACGAAGGTAGTCATCACCGTTAATCTGAATGACGAAAGAAATTTCCATTTGCTGTGGTTCTGCGCTCACATTAAGCGGATTGAGCGTTGGGAAAAAGAAGTCAGGCTGTACCTGCTCGACGATGATGCTAGGGTTGTCGGGGTCATTCAATACACCAACGCGCAACTTAAAGAGCGTGTCACCTTTATAGCTGGATGTCATTGCAGACTCGTAGCATGTGGTAAAGAAATCAACGTCGTGCAGCCAATTCTCAAGCCAATCATGGTTATCGTTCTTGTTTTCGCCTTCTGGCAATGTGATGCGTGGCTTATCGCCAAAGAGCATATCGGCGCAGATCTTGCTAATTAACCCTGGGAAGTTATTGACAATGTAGCGCAGCCGAGAGTAGTTCTTGTTATAAAGCTCATTGTCGACCTTGATTTTGAAAGCGTCGAAATGGTTGCCATCGAACAACAGCGAATTGAATCGGTAGCGCTCTAGTCGTGTCGCTTGGTCAGGATATGGGTAGGTTGGCTTGGCGTTTACTGAGTTTACGGGCGCGGTAGATCGTGGTGGAGTGGCGGCTGAATTTGCACTTGCAACGGGGGTAACTTGCGGTAGGGGCGTGATGTTGTTTTTTGGAGAAGATGCCATAACCGTAATTGTGGTTGTCTGTTGTAAATATATCAACCTTAACAGGTATATACCTTTGACCTGTTATTTCGCGGATTACGGCTAAGTAAAAATCGTGTAGATAATCATGTAAATGAGCACTAGAAATGACACTACGAGAAAGCTTCCAATCACTGCGTTTATGGCTTTTGATCGTGTATTGGCGGTCTGTGAGGTGCTGATATTAACCGATGCTTCTCCAAGCACCCGATCGTTTTTAGAAAACCGCAGCTTCACCGTCTGGCTCATTTGAGCATTATAGCACTACATTCCTCGTGGTTTATCTCTGAATGCTCGCTGCTTGGTAGTCAACACAGTTTCTTCCGCGGCACCCAAGTAGGCATCAAACATGTCATCATGCGCACCTTGCGGGAATTGCACCACTTCTTCGATGAACTCGGCTGCATGTGGCATGTCCATGCGTATGTGAACTGTACCACCAGCCCATGAGCCACTTTGCAGGATTGCCCGGCGACGCTTTGAGCGATCAGGCTTCCACTTCCATACTGGGATGTGCAAACCGCGCTTTTGAGCAATTCTCTTGGTAATTTGGTAGAGTCCTGCCTGATACGCAACAGCCTCAATCTTAATTTTGTCCTGTTTCCACAGCAAGAACTGATCACCGATTTCCTGCGCCTGCACTTCGGGGTCACTCTCGCGGAAACGTATCACATCGAGTATGACAATGTGGCCTGCCGGTTCCCCCGGGCAGATAGGGCACTTGTTGGTAATGCCGATCGTCACCATTGCCCACCAGTCAGCTTTTTCACTCTCAGAGATTGCCGGGTCGATGTGGCCAATTACCTTTTTGAAGTGGGTTTTCATCCATGAGCGTAGCGCTGCTTCAGGATCGGTGATGCGCATCTTACGAGCCCATTCGACAAGGTGGTTATTGAGGATATAACGGCTCTGAGTCCATTCAGGCTTGATGATCTGGTCTTTTTCGCTAATCGGGTTATTCTGGATTTCCTGGCTGAACTCAAGCGGGCCCATATACATTGGATGAGTCGGGTCGTCACGCATGCCGGTTAGATACTCAACATCGAAACGCTCAGGCCATAGGCTCGTACCGTCTTCTTTGATGCCTCGCCAGGTACGCCGGTTCCAGCCACCAAAGATACCTTGACCATTGACCATCTGCGACAACAGCGACTCCCGGTGCAAGAGCGTTCCAATAGCGATAATCTTGCTAATGTCCTTAGCAAGTGCCGGTAGCAATGCACGTTTGAACCAGTTATATAGCTTCTCCCGGCGCTCAGGAGATTCTACAGCCTCATCGTTTTCGAGGTCATCAAGAATCACAAGATCGGGGCGGTATTGTTTGAAGCGCAAACCACGAACTTTCATGCCAGCACCGCGCGGCAGGATCTTAACCGGCTCACGCTTTCCATTGTCAGCCCAGCCGTGAATGATAAGCCCGTCACTCGACCATATCTTGCCGCGTACATCGCCAAACAGCCACAGCATCTGTTCGTTGCTCTCTAACTCTGATTTCAAACCATCAATCAAGCCTGCAGCCTGTGTGAAGGTATCTGATACCAATAGTACGAAGTGAGAGCGGGCATATAGTGCCCTGTGAGCAAGGTAGATGGTATCGGTAACAGTCGACTTACTAAAACCACGAGGCGCGGCACCTGCAAAGTTGCCATCTGCCTCGTAGTAGTCGTATAGATCACCGTGGAAGTCTGCTAGGTGCGTTGGCACATACGCCGGGAAGAGCATTGCAAACTCTTCAAGGTTCGCCGGATCGCGAAAATACTCCCTAGCCATTTTCTTCGCCTGGAGTTCACCGAATTCAGATATCCACTGATCAATCCGGATTGCCATCGCCGCCACCATTCAGCGCTTTGTTGAGTGCTGCCTTGGCTTCGTCCGAGAGTGGCGTATCGAGGCTACCAGATATATCATGCTTGGTTTCATCAACCCAGCCGTAACTGTTCTTCATAGCAAAGATGATATTTGCGGCATTGCGCTCCGCTTCGTATAGCCTACGCTCTCCATATGCCTCACAAATAGCCAGCATCTTCTGATATACGTCTTTGAACTTGCCCTCAGAATAGCCAGTCGTTATGGATGTCCGATGTACACCCTTCCAGGCCGCAAACTGAGTAATCGTTACCAATCCTTGCCGAGTAAGCATCTCGACCTCTTCAATCACATATTCGTAATCGGATGATTTCGGGTTCTTGATGTGCTTACGATCGTCTCGGATTTTATGCACGTTCCGCAACTCATTTTCCTTGTGCGGTTTCTGGTACTCAAGAAACGCTACGAAATCTTTGAGCAAAGCCTGGGGAGTAGCCCATATTGGTTTGTTGCCGCTGTTCTGGTTTCCTGCCATTGCGTTTTTTCCTTTCCGGATTGATGCGATCTAGCAATGTCTCCTGATATTTGAAATACCACGATTTGTGTCGCATGCAAACCTTAACTGATTTGGGTTCTGCTCGTGCCTCTAGCGTCTTAGGGTCAAAGCGAAGGGTGTCGAGTGAGATCTCTGCTACTGCTTGACCATCGCACATACCGGCCTGGCAGGTGCCTATTTTTACCACTCTGTCCAGTGATCTGTTGTTTGGTACGTTCATTTCAATATCTCCTTCTTGAATAGATCGATGGCTAGCTTGCAGGCGGCATCTTCGGGGGTGGCGGCTTCTTGCCGGAACTTGCTCCCAGTGTTCGAGCTATTGGGTGTTCGCGATGCAAAGCGATAGTGTGCTTGCCAGCCTGGGCCGATAGGGTTCGGTTGAATGGTTAGTAGGTAAACCATTTTTCCGTCATCGTAGAATGTTGGCAACTTCCGCAGCAGATAGCCGAGGTCATAGGCAGGGCAAATCCAACTGATGCTACTTGAACCATTGCCATCAGATACAAAATACCCTAAGTTGTTTTCGTCATGGAAATCACCAAACCAACCCTTCAAGTCGCCACTACTCCATTTCGTCAGCTCATACAGCTCCTTGCAAAGATTAAACGATGCGCATTTCATGATAGCCCCATTCTGTTATTGAGGGTCATCCATTGCGCTACCTGTTCGGCTGTCATGCCAATTTGATAGAACGAGTAAATAGCCTTTAGGAAGTCAGTTTGAGTCGCAAGCGTACTTTCCCAAAATACGATCTTAACAAAATCGACGAACTCGGGCTCTTGCAGAGCTAAAGCCTTCCAGTCTATTTCATTCATTTTTCCCTCACAATCATATTTATAGTTCCAAGTTCACAATCCTGAATGTCATCAATGGCGATGTCGGGTACCATTTCAGGCGCAAACATATGCTGACCCGCATCATTAACGCCCAAATGGTTTTTGGTAGTATAGAGATCAACGTATTTGTCGATTCCCAATGCTGCGCCGACTTGCCGGGCCCACAGTTCACCCGATCCGCTCCATACTACAATCTTGGTGTTTTTCATATGTGCCAGCGCAATAAGTAGCGTTCGAATGCGTTCATTGGCTACAATCTTGCCGCTTTTCGCACTGAACGTAGTCACCAAGGTGCCATCACAGTCAAATGCAATGACAATGGTTTTCATTTCTTCCCATCCTTCATCCCAGTAGCAATAGCCTTCTGAGCCTTGTAATGGTCGTCAAACTGCTTTTTCAGCCGCTTGATAGTCTTGAGGTACGAATCCTTGCCAAAGCGCGGCACATAGGTATGAGCGTCGATCATGCCAAGCGCAATCAATATCAAGTGCAACGGCAGATTAAAGACATCTTCAGTGGTAAGCTGCTCCTTGTTGCGCATGAACGTGTAGTTTGCATCCTGGAATACGACAGTCGCTTTGATCTTCGATGGCTTTGGTTTGCCAGGATTCGCGAAGTCCGGCTTTTCTGGTGTTAGGATTTTACCCATTAGTCTTGCTCCTTTAGTACTGTTTCAATTAACGGATGTGCGACCATTTGCAGGATGTAATCGAGTAGATTACCTTTGAGCATCCGATCACAGGCTATGCATAATGCAAGACTCCAGTAATCAAAGTTGTACATCTGCTTCGGCGGAGTTTCTCTGTCCTCAACATGCGGGCAATTCAACTGTACATGTTCATGTTTAGACATTTACTTTTCCTCCGCTTTCCTAAAGTACTTCAGGGAAGTTTGCATTATTGTATTGATAGCATCGTGAATGGTTTTGGCGTCGGGGCCTTCAATGTTACCTTTTACCTTGATTTCAACTTTGACCTTGTTGTAATAGTCGACTTCATCTTCAAATTCGATAGTTGTTGCCATTATTTTGCCTCCTCCGGCTCTACAGTAGCCACCACGAACTCTTCACGGATAGCTAGATACTCCTCATCACCAACCTTCAGATCGGCAGTCGCAAAAGCCTGAAAGAGTATGCGATCACCAACCTTGATGCTTTTTACGTTCGGGCCAATAGCAATCACCTTGGCGAGCCGGGGTTGTTCACGGTTGCCGCCAGTGCCAAGGTAAAGACCGGATTTGCTCATGGTCTGTGCCTTTTCGGGCTCAGCGATGATGTTGTCGTTGTTTGGTTGAAATATCATTATTTCGTCTCCATGATAGCCTTAAGTGCCTTGCGCAGATCGTCTGTGACAACATAACGAACGCCGTCGATAGTAAATGACTCTTCTGCAGGTTCCTCGGTCTTTACAGCCTCTTCCGGCAGTCCAGTCTCTTCTACATCGCCGTAGCAGACCGTGCCGCCCTCAAGCTTGCCACAGATTACTTTCTTATCTTCATTGTCAATGCTTCGGTACCAGGCTACGCCAGCAAACAACTC